GTGGTATATATTAAGAAAAGAAGGAAAAATATAAATAAAATGATAAATTTATATTAATATAAAACAATTTGATGATATTAAAAGGAGATGGTTGTTATAAATTTTAATAAAAATGATTTAATAAAAAGTCCAATGAACTACATAGGAAATAAGTACAAGCTTTTACCACAAATACTAGAAAGATTTCCTTCAAAGATAAAAACATTGTATGATGCCTTTGGTGGTGGAGGTACAATTAGCTTAAATACTAAGGCAGAACATATCTATTATAATGATATTGTAAATTACGTAGGTAATATGTTTAGCGATTTGCAAGATGAAAGCATTGAAATAGCTTTAAATAAGATACATAATATAATAAATACATATGAACTATCAAAAACAAATTTAGAAGGATTTAATAAATTAAGACAAGATTATAATAATGGAAATAAATCATGGGATATGTTCTATGTCCTTATGTGCTATTCTTTTAATAATCAATATAGATTTAATAATAATCATGATTATAACAGTAGTTTTGGTTGGTATAAAAGTTGTTATTCACAACGTACAGAAGATAAATTTATAAAATTTATGAAGAAATTACATGGTTTAGAAATAATGTTTGATTGTAAAGATTTTAGAGATGTAGATTATTCAAAGGCAAATAAAAATGATTTAGTTTATTTAGACCCACCTTATTTAATAACTACAGGAAATTACAATGATGGTAAACGAGGTTTTAAAGGTTGGAATGAATCAGATGAAAAAGACTTATTAAGCTTATGTGATAGATTAGATGAGCAAGGAACTAGATTTGCATTAAGCAATGTTTTTGAATGCAAAGGAAAATCTAATGATATATTAAAGAAATGGTCAAGTAAATATAGATTAGCTTATTTAAATTCTGATTATAGTAATTGTAATTATCATAAAAAAGATAGGAGCAAAAACAATACAGTAGAAGTGTTGATTATTAATTATAAATACTAGTGTCTATTATAAAATAATTTAACAAAGATGCTATAAAACTCAACTTTTATCAAAACTGAAAGGAGGAATACATATGAGATATTTATTAAGCTTACTTATGACTGGAATAATTTATTTTGTAGGTGATAGAATTACTAAAACAACCAAATCTACATTCTTTGATGAATACTTCATGGGTATTATTACAGGTATGTTAATGGTGTTTATGCATACTCTTATTACTGCTATATAAAATCTAGGAGGGCAATTAAATGAATATAAACAAGTACATAAAAATAATAAAAAAACACATATCAGAAATAAATGATGTACAAGCTATGGAACTAATAGAGAAAACTAATTATAAAAATGATACAGATAAAGAAATTATAGAACAATTAAAACATGAAATAAAGCAATTTAAGAAAGGTGGAAAGTAGTTGTATGGGAAAACTTTATTGTATATTAGGCAAATCAGCTAGTGGTAAATCTACAGTAGAAAAGATGTTAGAAAAAAAAGGTGAAAGAAGAATTATAAGTACAACAACAAGACCAATAAGAGAAGGGGAGCAAGAAGGTGTAGATTATCATTATATATCAGAAAAAGAATTTGAAGAACTAAAAAATAGCAATTCTTTATTAGAAAATACTCAGTACAGAGAGTGGCATTATTGTATTGATAAAGAATTTAATAATTTTGATTTATCTAAAAATGACTATGTATGTGCTATAGAACCACATGGATACAAACAAATAATACAGAATGTAGGTAAAGAAAACGTAGTAGGAATTTACATATATGTAGAAGACAAAGAAAGATTATTAAGGAGCTTACATAGAGAAATTCAGCCTAGTTGTAAAGAGATATGCAGAAGATATCTCAGTGACATTGACTTATTCTCCAATATAAAATCAGAGGTGGATTATTGTATTGAAAATAAATTGGTATATAATACTGTGAACGAAATATATAAAGTAATTTTATTTAATAAACCTATCATTCCTAATGGTAGCAAAGTAAAGATTAAACAAATTAACAATCCTAAAAAAGCACATCATTTAATAGAACATGTAGATAAAATAGGACAAGTTTATACAAATCATGTTGTACTAAATGGTTATAGAAAATATAAAGTATTATTTGATAGTAACGAAACTGCTTATTTCTTTGGAAATGAATTAGAAGAGATTAAATAATTGGAGGTATCAGAATGAAAATAGAAAATGTTAAAATATATGATTTGGAAGAAAGTATAGCTGCAAGTAAATATCCCATGTCAATTGACACAAATAATTGTAGTTCTGAAATAACTAATACTGTTGTAAAATTAGCTAATTGTGAAAAAGGTACAGGACATGACCAGTTTATGACAGGTATAAGAGTAGCTTTTAATTTAACTTTTAGTAATAAAGCATGGGTAGAGTTAGAGAGATACAGATTTGTTGAATTTGTATCTAGTCAAAGTACAATGCATAGAATAGCTAAATTTGATTTAAAAACTCAATATAATGAATATGTTGATAAGAGAATGATAGATATTATGGAAGAATTAAAAGATACATATAACAAGACACAAGATAAAGAAGACTATCTAAAACTACTATATAGTAACCCTATTGGGTTTGAATTAACTGCAAGGCTTACAACTAATTATAGAGCTTTAAAAACTGTTTATTCTCAAAGAAAGAATCATAGATTACCTGAATGGCGTGAATTTTGTAAATGGATTGAAGCATTACCATATTCTTATTTGATTTGTGAGCAACAAAATAGTAATGCAAAATAATTTATTAAAATACAATTAGGGAGTGATTTATATTAGTAAAACAATAAAAGATACATATTTAATAACAATTGATAGAGAGTTAATACATGAATATCACCAATACTATTTAAAAAAACATCCTACTGCAAGAACTCTACCTTTTGCAAGATTGGAAACAGTTAAATTATTCAATAAAGATGGAACTCCACAATTAACAAAAGGAGGAAAACAAAAAACGAAAAAACAAGCAATTAGTATAAAAAAATATACTATAAATGACTGTATATATGGAGCAATGAGTTTAAATGAGGTATTAACAATAAACAACCGTATGACTATGAATGACAAAAAAGATAAGTGGGGAAATTTAGGTGTTTGGATTGCTAAAAAATATAATTTAGACAACTTAAAAATTTCTAATTCTTTAGTAGAATATAAGGTTTTTAGTGAAACTCAAGCAAAGAAAGATAATGACAATCAGAGTGGCGGAATAAAATTCCTAAATGATGGTCTATTTGTAAAAAGTAAGATGTATATTGATGACAATTATAGACATATAAATCCTTTATTCATAACTTTAGACCATGATAAAAAACATCCTCGTACAGAAATACGAATATCAACCTTTAATGATGACATAAAGGATGTTTATGAAAAAATGAAAGTACATATTGAAAATTTTAAAAAAATAAATAAAAGGAGATACTTATAAAGAATATTCAAAAAAACAACTTACAATCATAATAGTAAAGTAATAAAATATAAATACAATGTTGGAGATATCATTAATACAAAAATAGAACATGAGAAATATATGGTATAATTAAATAAACATTACATATGTAAAATATAGAGAATGGAGTGAAAGAAAATAAATGATAGTTACAAGTATTATGCCATGTATAAGAGTAACAAAAGAAAATAATATGAGTGGATTTGATATGTATATTGATTTTGGAGATAGAATAAGGGTTACAGATATTGATGGGAATGTAATTGTGGGTAAAGTATTGCCAATGGAACTAGGTAAAGATGTAGAGGAAGATGATATGCTATGTTTGTTACTTGACAATGAAAAATATCACAATATAGGAACAAGCTATATAGCAGATGTAGAATTACTATAGTATACTAAGTGTAAGTAATGTTTGTAATTTAATAAAAAGTAAAAAAATAGGGTTAATAATCTAATTAATAGACTATTAACCCTAAAATTTTTCAAATAACTATCGAATAAACGTTTGACATATGAGGAAAATTATTATATAATTAAATAAAATATTGAATAAATATGATTGTAATACCAAAACTATGAGGGTAGTATTTTCAACCCCATTGATTATATCCTTCCTTATAGTTTTGGTATTATTTAATTTATTTTTATTAAGTATATAATAATTTGGTTTAATCTAATAGTTGCAACAATAATTCTATTTTTCTTATAGTATCTTCTTTTCCTTTTATATAACCTTTTGAGAAATCAAAAGTATGTGTATTATGGAATTCTGTATGTGTGTCTTGTAAATCTTTGTATAGTATTTGCATAACTTGAGTTTTAGTTATATGGGTATTAGAAAGATTATTTTTCTCAATGTTTATTTCCTTATTGTTCATGAAGTTCACCCTCTTTTGTTTATATGTATTAAGAATATGATTTTAAAATTATTTTATATTAGATTTCAAATTTATCTTTTTCTTTTTGCATTTTTCTTTTATCTTGTTTTAAATAATGATTTTTTGTGACATCCAATCCTGAATGGGATAATAAATTTGAAATAGTCTCTATAGGCATTCCAGATAACATTAAGAGCTGGCTTCCTGAATGACGAAAATCATGAGGATGTAATGTTGGAACATCAATCATTTCTCCAATTTTTTTAGCCCATCTAGTTAATGTATTAGTATCTACTTTGTCTATTTTTCCATTATATTTTGTAACAAAAACATAACTACTATCTATATCTTTTTCTTCTCTTTCTTTTTTTAGTTGTAATAATAATTCTTTAACTTCTTTTGAGAAGTATAATGTTACAATCTTGCCTTCCTTTTCCAAGACATCATCTACAGTTCTATTATCAAAATCTATTTGAGACCAAGTGACATTGCTTATTGCATTGACCCTAGCCATAGTTGAAATTGAAAACGAAGCATATACTCTTAATTGAAAATCATCTTGTTTCTCTAATTTTTTCTTCATTAATTGATACTGTTCTTTAGTTAAAAAGGTTTGTACAACAACAGGTAATCCCTTTTTTGGTCTAGGAATGAACTCCATAGGATTTTCTTTTATTATTCTTTTTCTTCTTAAAAACTTATAAAAAGCACTTAAACTAGCCATTCTTCTTTTAATTCTTTCTGTGTTATTACCTTGTTCTTTGCAATAAAATATAAATTCTTCTATATCATCTTCATTTAATTCTGTTGCAACTGGGTTAAATTGATTGATAACTAAATATCTCATCCATGCCATTAAATCACATTTATAAGAATAAATAGACTTATTACTTAGTTCTCTCATTTGCATATCTCTTTCATATTTTTTAAGCAGCTTTAAATTTTCGGTATTTATTTCATTTTGAATATTATCATCGCCAATTATAATTCTTTTACTCCTTTTTAATTCATTAGCCATATTATCATCTTCTTCCTTTTAAAATTTAATTGTCATATTGTTTTATATTTAATTCTTTATTTAATATATTATCTATATTTTCACTCTCCCAATAAGGAATTCTGATTAATTTTATATTATTATCTTTACAGTATTTATTTTTTCTTTTGTCATGTATTTGTTGTTTTTTCAATTGTTTATCATTTATAATAGGGAAATAATGAAATTCTCCATCATATTCGATTAAACAATTTAAATTAGTTCTTTCTTTATCATTAAATATAGCAAAATCAAATTTCAAATTGCCACCACCCAAGCCTATTAATCTATCAAATTCATATTGAGATATAAAAGGTATGTTATTTTTTATTAAATAATCATTGATATATAACTCATGATGAGAAACTCCACAAATTGGACATCTGTTTCCACTATCAAGAAAATTATGAGGTGTAACTTCGTATGTATTATCACATTTATTATGTTTTATTAATACCTTATCATTCATAGTTTTGTATTCGCTAAGTAGCTCATATTCTCCATTTGTTATTTCATCAATTTCTTTAAATAATTGTTCTGTATCTCGACTATATCCTTTTTTATTACAATGAGGACATTTATAGTCAGATTTTTTAATATTATAATAATTCCTATCTACCTCAAATCCACAAATATATCTAATCTTCATTTTTGTAGAATAGTTGATATATTCTTTTGATAATAGTTCTATATTATGTTCTTTTAAATCATTATAAACTTCTTCATATGTATATTTTATTGTTGCACCTGTACATTTTTTACACTTAAATAAGCCATATTTAAATTCTGCTAACGCTCTATAAAAGTCATTACCACATGAACATTCTAAATGTAATGGCTTATGGTTATCTTCATAGGTTGTACTTAGCAGTTTACAACCACTGCCACTTTCTACTTCAATATAATTTTTTATTTCTTCATAAGTATATTTTCTACCAACACCTGTAGCTTCATATGAACACTTATTACACCTTCTTTTATTTCCACTTTTAAAAGTATTAAAACTTATTTCAAATTCATTACCACATTTGCATTGAAATTTTAATTTACATAATGTCATTTTAGGCTGTTTTAAACATTTTTCTTTATAACCTTCTTTTGTTTCTAAAAATTTACAACCACTTTTAGAATTTACTTCTACAAATTGTTTAATGTCTTCATATTTAGCTCGTCTTGGATTTTCTCTACAGTTTGGGCATGTAGGATTGTCTTTAAAAACATAAAACATTCTTGAAAATTCATGATTACACTCTTTGCATTTTAATAAGACTTTAGAAAATACACCATTTCCTTTTATTATATTTATTAATTCTATATTATTTTTATCTACAAATTCTTTTATTTTTTCAGTAGTGTAAATTGTTTGGCTTTTTGGTTTATTTAATTTGTTTGATTTTTTTAATTTACAGTTTGGACAATTATTTTTGTTATTCTTAAAATTATCAAAACTTTTAATTATGATATGTCCACATTTTATACACTTAAATTCCATTTTAGTTTTTATATTAATGTACTTCTTATCTAATACCTCATAACCTTTATCTTTGGTAAAGTCTTTTACTTCTTCAATTGTATACTTTTTATTTTTCTTTCCCATATTAAATTCCTCCTCAATAAACTTTTAATTTCTCTAAAAAACATTTATAAATTTTACAAAATAAAATAGACCTAAAATTAACCAGGTCTATTCTTAGTCCATTCTTCTAAAGCATTTTCTAATTTCCTATTTTCATCAAATATAAATATCCACATTTTATTATCACTTTCAAAATGCCTACATTTAATTAAATAATTTATTCCTTTACTCTTTAAAAAATCTTTTTGTTTACCACTAAAACAAGGGTAATATCTAATGTCCATTTAAAAATCTCCTTTAAATATATATTGTCAAATTATTTTATATAAAATCTGATAAAGCTAAAATCTCTTTTTTAAATCTAATTCAATTCTTTTGATCTCACTATATTCTCTTAGACATAAATCTAATCGATAGCTCCAAAAATAGAAGTAAAAAACTTTTCCGTTTCCAATGTGCCTAGCTTTAGATTCATATTTAAAATCATGTTCTTTTAGAAACTCTTTCTGTTTCCATGAAAAACACAAGTAATATCTCATTTTTTATCACCACTTTTCTTAAAAAATATATAAAAAAATAAGCTAGTATAAAACTAACTTATAATTCATTAATAATATCTAACAATTCTTTTTTAGATTTAACCAAATATTTCCTTGTAACATTGATGTCTGAATGTCCAACCAGATCAGCTAGCGTAGCTATATCTATGTTTTTAGAAATCATTTTTCTACAATATAAATGTCTGAGATTATGATTATGTGCTTTTTCCTTATCTATTCCTGCTAATAGTGCATATTTTTTAAAAATATCATTTGCATATCTTCTTGTTATACCACCTCGTATGCCAGTAAATAGCTTGTCTCCTTTTTTAATTCTATAATTCATATACTCTTTCCATATTAATTTTAGTTTATTTGGAATAAATACATTTCTATATTTTCTTCCTTTACCTTTAATAATAATTGTATCTTTGTTAATATCATAAACTGTTAATTGGAGACATTCACTGATCCTCATTCCAGTATAATACATTGTTAAAAGTAAAGTTTTAGCTCTATAATCTTGATTTAATTCTGCTTGTTTAACAATTTTGAGAAGTTCATCACCTTCTAATACATTATCTAAGAAATTTTGGACTTGAACTTTTTCTTGGCTTATATTTATATTCTTATCACAAAATTTCATAAATATATTTAAAGCAACCATTTTTCTATTAATAGATGAAACCTTATATCCCTTATTAAAAAGAAAGTTTTTATATTTTTCAATATCTAAGTCATCAATATTTTCAATGGGCTTTTTTATATATTGGAAAAACAACACAACATCTGTAGTATAGGATTCAATTGTTTTTAAATCTTTTTTATTTTTAACTAAATATTCTTGAAAATGGCTTATGTTTTCATTCATATATTACACCTCAAGAATATTATAATATATTATGATTTTTTTAGCAATTTCTTCCCATAACTATTCTTATGGGAAGAAAATATTAAATTATATTAATTCTTTATTTATATATCCATTTAAAGTTATATATAAAACCATAAATGGATATATAATAATTATTATCAATAAAAAGCTTATCATATTTATCAAATTATTTGCATAGATTCTACTGAAATTTTTGAAATTAAAAAACAAATAGGCTACCTTTTATACTATAGTTAAATTCTACAGCCAACTTAAACTAAATAAGAAAGGTTTACATATTTTATAATTTATGTTAACATATGAGTAACATTATTATAAATATTAGCTATTTTATCCCTATTCATTTTATAAGAGAAGGAGTTAGTTTAATCCTTCTCTATTTTTCTTTTAACATTCTTATATCAAATTCATCATCACATAAGTCTATTATCCTATAATCATTACAATTGTATTTAATAGATTTATTGTTTTCATCCATATCAACCAAGTCAATATTATCTGCAACATCATTCATATCTAATTGAAAATCAGTTTCCCATATTCCACTTTCATTTTTAGTCATAGGAAACTCTTTATTGTTTAGATTTTGAGTTATTATATTTACATCATCTGCACCATATTTATTGTACCAATTTTCTAATTGAGTATTATCTATAGGCTGTCCGAGATTTAGGAAATTAGAATTAATTGAATAATAATTTTCATTTTGATTTATTAGATATTTTTTATTTGTAAACTCTATTACTTCATTGTATATTTCAAAATTATCTAACAAGCCTTTTAAACAATATTCTTTTGAATCTACTAATCCACCTATAGAAAAATTTCTATTATAATAAGAAATATTTTCATCAGTTAATTTTGTCATTTGTTCAACTGGGTTTATTAAATCATCAATATACATTTTGGATATATTATTATCAAAAGTTAATAATATATCATGCCACTTGCTATCTGTTAAAATACACTTGTATTTTAGATCGAATACAACTTGCCAAGAACCAGAACTATCTTGTTTCCCAGACGCAAACCTTATTTCTTGTGCATCCCTTAAATAAGAACACTGTAAGCTTCCACTATTTTTGTAATTATCATTTCCTACATAAAAAATAACATTCTGATTTTTCATTAAATTATTTTGAAGTCTAATTCTAAATTTAACACTCTTTTTTCCTAACGGTATTATTGAATTATTAAAATTAATACAATCAGATTCACCATTAAAACTTCTAGCATTACCATCTATTCCAACAATACTTGTTGTACCAACATAAGCACCATTATATTTTCCTGTACTATCTATGCAAATATTACCACTTGTTTCTTCAAAGTTATATTTTGCTATTAAGTTATGACTATAATCTTTTTTAGGTATATATTTTGCCACTATATCACTTCCAATCTAAACTTTAAAATTATTTTATTTAAAATGAATATTTTATATCGTTCTCTTTAACATTCTTTCATTAATATATCAAACTTACCGTTACCTATTAATTTTAATTTATCTCTCGGAGCATTTGGCTTACAATTATAAATCATTTCACATTTATTCTTTTCTAAATTATCTGTATATGCAAGTAATTTAATTTCTTCTAAGTTTTCAAATTTATTTAGTAATAAATCTTTAGTTATTAAATCGGTATCTGTAAATCCATTATTATTAAAATTATTTTCATCTAATATTTGTGATGGAGCTTGGACTAAATTATTTTGATTTAGTGTGTATAAGGCATTATTTTTATCCTGAATTAAATATTTTTTATCTGTAAATTCTATAGCTTTATTATATATTTCCAAATTAGATAGATTACCTTTATAATAATAATGCGCATAACTATAATCTCCTATTTTTAAATTATATTCGCAAGGATTATTATCATATAATACTTCGCTAGTTGATATTGGAATTGCTAAATTATTTTTATACATTTTAATAACTTTATCTTTTTTCGTAATTAAAATGCTGTTCCAAGTATTTTCATTTAAATTTGCACTTACTAGTCCATTATTAGATTCGCATAATTTATTAAGAAAAATACAATCAATTTTATTGTTTTTTATTTGTATTAATACCCCATTATCACTTGAAGAATATGAATTTGTAAATACAAAACTAAATCTTTCAACATCAGTACATTTTATATCAAACTTTATACTTAAATCATTTGCAGGAGTTATTGTTTTATTAAATTGTATATAATCACTAGTCCCATTAAAGTTTCTAGATGTTTTGCCATTTTCAACAATTTTTGTAGTACCATAATAAGTACCGTTATTGTCATTTCCACTGCTATCTCTACATATATTATCATTATCTTCAAATTCATATTGTGCTACTAAGTTTGATGAGTAATCTTTCTTAGGATAATATTTAGCCATGCTTATTTCACCTCACTTATACTCATGAAATCATTATTAAAAGGCATTTCAAATAACTTACCACTACCCAAATTCCCCTTATCAGTTCCTTTAATGTCTTGAGTATTGATATTTTTAGTTAATAAATTTAAATCATCTATACCATAAGTTTCAAAATCAGTTTTAGTTAATATTTCTTTTCCTTCTAATTCTGGAATAGATTCATAATTACCATTTTTATAAAAGTCGGATTTTATAGTATAATAATGGTTGTTTTGTTTTAGTAAATATCTTTTATCAGCAAATTCTACAACTTCATTATATATTTCTATCTCATCTAATTCGCCTTTAAACCCATATGATTTCACTGGTCTTGTTCCAATTATAAAATTTTGAGAATATATCGGTTCATTTTGTTGTATTGTGGTTGTAATATTAGGATTTATCATGTCGTCTATGAATAATTTTATTGTATCATTATCATTTGTACCATCCCAAGTAAACATTACTTGATGATATAATCCATCATTTATTGGGTTTGAAGATGTAAAGTTAAAACAAGAGGGAGATCCATCTCTAACCATAACGTTAATTTTATTTGAATCAATAAAAAACCCCAACCCCTTGTCATACACCCCTCCACTACTAGATAAATTTCCTAATATTGGAGCATATTCAATATTGTCTTTAAATTTAATTTTAAATTTAATTGTTTTCCTTCCAGTAGGGATTATAGAATTATTAAAGTTGATATAATCAATTGCAGAAGTAGACGATAAAAAATTATTAAAACTTCTAGCATTTCCATTTTCTCCTGTAACACTCGTTGTACCAACATAAATACCATTGTTACCTTTACCACTACTATCTATACAAGTTACACCACTTGTTTCTTCAAATTTATATTGTGCTACCAAATTATTACTATAATCCTTTATAGGTATATATTTTTTTATCATTTTACCACCTTTTCCTTAATCTTTTATATAATTCTTTTAAAGTTTCTATATCCATTCTTATTAAACATTCTTTATATATATAAGAAATCATCATAATTTTACTTGCAATTAATTCTCTTTTATTCATATCATCAAATCCCTTTTATCATTTGTTTAATCATTGTCGCAATAGATAATTGTATATGTACCATCCTCTATAAATTTATAATTTATAGTTTTTCCATCTTCATCAAAGTTCCATATATAATTTAGACTCGGAATATCTCTTCCCTTCATATCAACTGTAATAGATAAATTATCATTGTATAAATCATCAAAAGCATTATTCTTTTCTAAATAATATCCAAATCTAATCTTTGGACTATTATCTCTTAATATATCTAAATCTTCTATTGTTAAACTATTTACTTGCTCAATAGTTAATCCTTTATTTTCTACTTCAGACAAATTATTTATATTGATATCTATTATAGTTTTATTGTTAATATCATAACTTTTCCATGTTAATCCACTATCTAAGCTGAAAATTAATCTATTCTTAGAAACATCTCCATCACTTGCTACCCATATTATTTTGTTGATTTTATTTATACCATTTAAATTTATATCATCACTAGCTTTTACTACAGTAGGAAAATAAGTACCTGTTAATTTAATCTTGTCAATATCCCCTTCTTCATATGGTTCAATTTTATCTAAAGTATGGAATAAACTTTTATTTATATGATATTGACTTTCGATAAAAGTTTCATTCTCTTGTATTTTAATAAAAGCATCTTCTTTAATCTTATTATTTTGTTTCATTTTCCCATCAAATGTTATATCTGATACAAAATCAAAGCTAGTAAAATCCCCATTATTGAACCCACAATCATATTTAACTACATTATCTTGATCTGCTTTATACTCTAATACACTTGTACACACATTTTGAATATCTGTAGGATTTGTTAATGCAATTTGCTTAGTCTCTCCTTTTTTTATATTCAATTTAGTGTTTTTAATTTGAGAGTTTTGTACTATAGAATTAATTTTAGCTGCATAAACAGATAACTCATCTGATTTTGTAGCAATAACACCTTTATTTGATAAAGCTTTGCAAATTAAATCTTTTCTATTTATAATATCATTTGATATTTCTTCATCTGTTTTAGTAGTATAATCTATGCCAATAGAATTTCCTACTAAGACTTTTAAATTGTTCTTATTTCTATTGGCATATTGAAAAAGGTAAGCAAACATTTCCATTATAGATTTCCCTTGTAGCTCTGTTGGTAATACTGAAGAATCACCTAATTGCTTACCTATATACTGTAATGTTTTATCGCTTTTACCTAAATATAAATTTACTTCGTTGTTTTCTTTAATAAAATATATTCTACCTAAAACCACTTCTAAAGGTTTCTCTAATAAGGCTTCAAAACTAATATTCATAAACTACACCTCCTATATTTCAAATTTATTCCATGTAGATATTCCTGTCCCGCCATTAGAATTTCCTTCAATAAGGCTTCCATCAAATAATAATTTTCCATCCTCACTTGTAGTTAATTTATTTAAAGTGTCTTTATTCATATGATTATGTAAATCCGTTTTTAAAGCCATCTTATCTTCTAATTCCTTATGTGTATGATCTGTTTTAGCATAATCACTTAACTTGTTATTACTATCTTTTAAGCTGCCATCTTTATTTAGTATAGCTATGTTATCTTGGGTTGCACTAGCAACTTTATCTAATTTAGTTTGTATATCAGTTTTTCTTGCTATGTTTATATCTATTTGATTTTCAGGTAAAACACCTTTAGTTTCTACCATTAAATTTAAAGGTTCTATAATAAAATCTCTGCCCATATTATCAGCAGAAACCTCATAAGTTGGTTGCCATTTAGCACCATCATAAATGTAAAACATTTTTTTATTTTCACTTTGTTCATCAGCTCTAACAATTGCTGTATATCCTGCTTCAACATCAGGAATTTGTGTCAATTCTTCATAGGTATTTACAAACCCTCGAAATTGCATACCCTTTTGAGTTAAATCCATCATCTTTTGAATATTATCTTTTATTCCTTTTAACATATTAAGTTCTGCAACAGTAACTTCCAAGCCATCTAATGATCTAGCAATTAATTTATTATTCTTTATTTGAATAGAATTATTGTCAATCTTGTTTTCTAGATAACCTGCTGTGTCTAAAGAATTTAATTTTACTAACTCATCTTTTTTATTTATTATTTCTGTTTTCAATTTGGATATATCGCTCTTATTTTGAGTATTATCCGTTTTTAAAGTAGATATAGTAGAAGTATTTATGCTTATACTAGAATCTTGCTGAATATTTTTTTCTTTTATTGAGTTTATTTCTGTTGTATTAGCACTAATTCTTTTATTAACATATGTTAAATCTGTAGAACTGCCATTAGTTCCACCATTGGAAATTCCACCCATACTTACAAAAGGCATAAAAATCACTCCTTTTCAAATAGTTTGATTAATAAGTTAATCCATCAAAATAAAATCTACAAGCATTTTTAACTTTAATTCTATATATGCTGAGTTTATTAATAACTAATGGCATGTTTGGGGTTATTAAAGCATAAGATTTGCTATTATCAAAAGCTATATAGATTGGTTCATCTGGTGAAATAATTCTTATACCATTTATAGTTACAGGGCTATCATTATCATCATACATTTGTATTATTTCTCCATCGGTAGCTTGGTAATACCCTTCTGCATCAGCTTTAGGATATTTTGTGGATGATATAAAATAACTATGTTCAGTTAATGCTCCCATTCTAATTACCTCCTTTAATTAAAAATAAAGGGCTAGTACATAAAATACCAACCCTAAGAATTTTGTTAAAATTAACCTTTTATTTTGTTTTCACTTATTGTATTTTCTTCTATTATATTATCAAATTCTTTTGTATCAGTATCTATATTTGAGTTTTCTATTATATCTTGTGGTGCTTCATGATAAAAAAGATCATTTGTAGGTTGAATTTCTTTATTGTTTTTATCTCCCTTAAAATTATATGTAACTGTTGCTGTCATTCCTATAAAAATACCATTTATAATCATTAAATATAATTCAGATATTCTAAAAGTATTTAGCATAATAGATGTCATAATTACATTTATTACACCGACAATAACAGCTAGATATCTAGTAGGCATTTGTTTAAAAAAACTCAAATCCTTCAAAAGTTGCACAATCATTAGCGTTATTGATAAACACCCAGAAAAAGTAGCAATTTGTTGTAAATTTATAAAATCATTAACTGGCATATAAATCTCTCCTTTTTAAATTATTTTTTAATTAGATATTATTTTAATTTTTTTATGTATTCTATGACCGCTTGTGCAGTATCATATCTTCCACCACTAGAAATTAAAACCGTATCTGAAACAGGTTTCTCACTTCCACCTACCATATAAATTCTTCCTACATTATTCTTTAAATTTGTATTTGCTTTAAAATCAGCTAAACTTAATACTGGTAACTTTAATTTATCTCTCAATAAGTTAGCACCATATTCATCAACATATCCAAAGTATAATATTATATCCATTTTCTTTTCCTCCTTTTTTTCTACTGGTTTATTAGGTTTTTGTACAATAGAATCTGGTATATTATATAGTTTTACATATTGCTTACTAATAAATCCTCCATGTGGTGGATAATAAATATGTACCCAATCTCCTTCAACTTTATATACTTCAACTGATTTGTTATTAGACAACACACCTAAAATCTTAGAAGAAGTAGATTTTTGCTCTCTAACATTTAATGCACTAGCTGTAACTATTGCTGTTGGCTTAGAAGGTGAAGAGCTTGAACTAGAATTATTCCCACCTGTAGATGGTCTATAATTATTTCCTAATGCTTTTAACACACCTGTTGCTATTGCACAACCTAGTTTTTCTACATTATATTTATTACAATCACCTCTATTATCTATAAAAAATGGTTCTGTTAATACACAAGGCATATTTGTATTTCTTGTAACATACAAGCTAGGTCTTTTTACTCCTCTATTAGCAAATCCTAAAGAAGATACTACTTCATTTTGTATAGATTGTCCTATTCTAGCACTTGAATCTGAGGCAACTTCCATTTCACAACCATAAGCATTTCCATTATAGCAATTAGCATGAAAACATAAATGCAACATACTGCCACTTGAATTAGCTTTATTAACTCTATAAGATAATGATTGGCTTAAACTCATTCTTCCATTTGGTGGAGTACAATTTACTAATGTGTATCCTGCTTTTTGTAACTCTCTTACAACAACAGAACCATAGTTTCTAACAATAGAATATTCATATAATATCCCATTAGCAGAGGTATCTTCTCCTCCTTCCATATGTCCAAAATCATATGATATCATTCCTTTTGACATTACGTTATCCCCTTTCTTTTCTATTTTTGTATTTGTAAGTCTACCTAATAAGTCTAGTAATTTATTTGCGTATTGCTTATCACTAGCCCACTTACCACTTCCTAAATCTTCAACATTAATAGCACAACCTCTATCTACATATTTAAATCTAGGGTCTATCAATTGTTGTTGTGGTAAATTATTTCTGCTACAATAAGCAAAAAGATGCTGAATATGACATTCAACACCTTCATTTTTTGTATTAAATTTTAAAGCTTGTTTTCTTCCGTTTCCATCTAAAGCACCTAATCCAGCATAGTTATGCATATCTAATGTTGTTATACTTGTATCTGAATATCTAAGAAAATTAGTTTCCAAACACATTTGCACCCATGCAATTTCTAATTTAATTCCATAAATATCACAATATTTCTTATAAATATTAGCTAAGTAGGGTGCTTTAGGATTAACATTATGTAAAAACAACTCACATTGTTCTATTGTTGCTTTAGAAGTTCCCATTATCGGAGTAGCCATTTAGTATCACCTACACTTTATCATTTTAAAAAATATGTAATTACTGAACTTGCAATTGCAACCAAAGCCATGATAAATCCCCAAAATTGTTTCTTTTCATAAAATCTTTCTTCGTGATTATTTTTTTCCCCATCTGTGAAAGTATCTACTATTTTATTTAGCATTTCGTTCATTGTATTTTGTTGCTTATCCATTGTGTCGTTCATTATATTTTGCTGTTTATCCATAATCTCATTCATATTTTTTGTTTGCTCTTTTGAAGTTTCATTTATCATAACTTTTATTTCTGCTTGAGATTTCTCAATATTAGCCAATTGAATTTGTTGTCTAATATCGCTTTCTTCTAGTTTCCTAATTCTATTTTCATGGTCTTGTATTTGGTGTTCCATATCCATAATCAAAAATCTCCTTTCATATCTTCACCTCGTTTTAAAAAAAATATTTTAAAATTAAGTCATTTAAATTCATATATGTCCACAATAAACAGATGAGAAATACAAAAACTTAAATTTTCATATTTCTCAATTCTAAATCAAATATAAAGTAAATTATGTATTTTTACTATTTTTCTCAAAATTCCACTTCAGGAATGGCTTGATTTAGCCATTTATACCACCTTCAATTAATGTAAAATCACAGTTTTATATTATGTTGGTTTTTAAAATTATTTTATGTATCCTTCTTATTTTCTTCTTCATTAAATAGTTCATTAACTCTCTCTTTATAAATAGGTGGTAATGATTCTATTGGCAATCTTCCACTCTGTACTGCAACTACATACATATTAAAGAATGTAGGATTTACATACTTATCAAAAGCTTCTGTTAAATATATTTCATTCAAATTAAACACCTACCTTTTCTTTTAAAAATTTTATTTCATTTTTCAAAGAATCTATCTCACTCATAAGTAATGTTAACAACATAGTTGCACTTTCTGTATTATTATTTAAATCTACTAACTTATGTTGATTTATTAAATTATATATTTGCTTTTCTGCTTTTTCTTTAGATTTATTTAATTCCATTTGTTGTAATCCATAATTAAAATATAAGTCAAAGTTATTTTCAATTTGTTTTATTAAATTATCCGTATTATCTATATCAAAAATAACTTCATCATATTCAAACATTACTATATGTCGTCCGTTTTCTTCTTTTGTGATTTGTTTTATATTTTTTCTTAATCTAATATGCACCATATGATCTTTTATATATTGTATTTTTATTTTTTGAGGTTCAACTGTGGATTCTATTAACACTTGACCACCTTCTTTCTACCATAAGATTATAATTTAATAAGATAATGATGCTGCTATATTATACCCTACAGTACCTGAAGAATTTGTACAATTAAAGCAAAATACTCCTACACTTGAATATTTTCCATTATCTCCCCCAGATGAGAGGTGGCTTCTATCTCCATATGTTCCCTGAGCGTACAACCCTGAAGAATAAGTTCCTTTAAAATTATTTGGAACAAAACCTAATCTTTTATCATGAAATATATCTTTTATAGCTCCTTGCTGAAATTTTGTATTAAATCCTGTCCCAAATTTAAAGGCATATTCTTTTTGTTCATTTTGAAATCCTTTGTTATTAATTAATATTTCTAAAGTATCAGTTATATAAAAGCCATCTATCATTTGATAACAATTGCCAAAGAAGTCTTCAATTCCTCTATAAGAAATCTGACCATTGTTTATACAACCAGTAATATTACCTAATAAATTAGTTCCCCCTGTTTTACATGGAGTATAACTATCATTAATACCTTCACACTTAGCTCCTGACCCAATAGTCTTTTGAGAATTAAAATCTGCATATTCAATTAAATACAATAACTGTAGTGCATATCTTAAATTAAAATCTACTAATCCCCATCCATTTCCTCTTTTTTTAGTATAATCTCTAGCTGTACTCATAAAAAAATATGTTTTAGGTAAAACACTGCTTTTACTTTCTAAATTATCATTATTCAAACTAGGCAAGTAAGTATGATGATACCTATAATCTACCTCTTCAGCAATTCCACTATTATCATCACATAAATGTTTTCTATCTCTAAAGAAAGCTGGATGTACTTCATATCCATCCTTAGCTCCATCACATATCCAAAATTCTATGATATCATTGCTAACATAATATATTTTAAACCAAAATTTGGGTATCTCTACCATGCATTGCCCATTACTACCATCAATTTTATACATAGGATTTCCATAATAAGCATTAACTATCCCGTCATCTGATAGATTACATCTTCTCATACTACACCAAGGAATTAAATTATTAAAATCATTTTTACCACCTGTTATGGCGGTTAAACCAACAGCATCTCCTAATCTTTCTACTATATCTGTAGATTTTGTCCATCTTACACCATATTCTTTAAATGCTTGGGGTGTTGCAGTAACTTGTTGACCTTCTTCAATATCACAATATTGATTATTCTTATTGAATGTGAAAGCACGATAATAATATTTAACGCCATTAGTTAAATTTTCATCTATGTCACTACCTATCATATTCTCATTAGAGTATTCTGACGAAGAAGCATAAAAACTTTCACAAACAAAATCACCATCATTTATTCCAGTAGGATATCCATTTTCTTTTCTTATTATTTTTACTGTACTAAAATTTGCATCTGATGGATAAATCCATGATAAAGTTACTTCTCCATCACCACCTTTTGCAGTAAAATCACTAATAGGTTTATCATATCCATTTGCTATAGGAGTAACATTTATAATTTGAATATCCGTATCATTTACATTATTATTTGTATCATAAGTAAAGAATCTATAATAATAGGTAACGTCATTAACTACAGTCGTATCTTTATATGTAATATTATTACCCCCATACACTACTATTCCGTCTTTTATGTCTGTAGGCTTGCTGTTTTCTTTTCTTACAATTTTTATTTTTTCAAAGTCAGTATCTTTAGGATTTATCCATGTTAAAGTTATTTCTCCATTTCCTGTAGTAGCTTTTATATTTGTTACAGTTGCAGGTGGTTTAGTATCTAAAACTTTAACACTAGTAATAACTCCATCTGAGTTTTGCATTGCTCCAAAGACATTATAAATAGCAAAAGCTTTAAAATAATAGGTAGTATTATTTTTAGCTTTATATTCGAAAGTTTCTATTTTACTATCTACTATTTTAGTAGCATTTTTAGTACAATAATCATAATTGGCACTTGTTAAATCTTGTGTACTAACATATATTTCTACTTTTTCAAATTCTGTTATAGTTGGATTTTGCCAAGATAAATTTGCTTTAGTTCCTTCTATATCAGAAATGGCAGTTAAATTTTCAATCCTACCTAATTTTATAGAACCATCATTATCATTATTTCCACTTTCACCATTTCCTCCATTTTTATATAGATAATTAATTGCATTTGTTAAGTTTAATTCCTTATTTTCATTTGTTAGATTATCTATAATTTCTTTTTCAAGAGTAGATAAATTTCCAATTTTATTTAAATTAGACTCAACCTTTTCTCGAATATTACTTATGTTTTTCTCTACAGTCATGCCATCAATTGTTTTGATATCTATTGCAGATATAAGCACATCTCCTGTTTGAGTATTTACTGACTTCACCTTACCCACTTGTGATAAATCAGGCTTATTTTGTATATTATTCCATTCTATTCTATTAGCTACCTCTGCAATATCTACTATACCATCATTGTTTTTATCATACTTCTCTGTATGCATATTTCCCGAACCTTCACCGTCTTTACCATCTTTACCTTTTTCAGCTACGCAATTCCAATATTCTTTATTACTAGGTAGTATATCTTTACAATCTTTAATACACTCATAAGAACTTCCTTTAAAAGAAACTCTATTAAGCTTTTTATACTCCTTTTCAGAACTATATTCCTCACAGACAGATAATTCTTGTATTATATTATCTATCTCAGTTATTTTATTAGTCCCATTTATGATAGTTCCACCTAGAGTATCATTTATTTTTCTTGCTTCTTCTATAGTTTTATTTAATATATCATCTATGTTTTTAGCATTTACAATTGATATATTTAAAGTGTCACTTATTTCCTTTATTCCATCAACACAAGTAGATATTTTTGCATAATACTCTTCAGCGGTTTTTATAGCATTATCTATACTTGCATATGCTTCTATAGCTTCTCTTCCACCATTTATCATTTCTTGGATAGTAATAATTATATCTTCCCGTCCAGTATCATAAATCCTTGATGAAGGATATAAAACAACTCCTGTACCTAAATATTCAGCTTCAACAGTTTTATTGTTCATTTTTTCATTGAAAAATACATAACCTAATTTATAATCGACTATGTATTCCTTTTCAGCTATACTATTGTTTTCATTATAGAAATCTGTTCTTTTTTCTACTAATCCTTCAACATTTACTCTTCTAAACTTATCAGGAATCTCATCTAATATAGCTACATTATTTATTATTTTTAAATTCTCGACAGTAGGCTTAAAAGGGTCTGTAGAATCACCTTTTCTTTTTTTTATTAAAATTGGTGAAGTATCGCTAAACGTACTCATATTCTCACCTCACTTTTAAAATTATTTTATTATATGGTATATAAAAATCCTTCACTTGTCATGTTATCTCTTAATTTAGTTTTAAATTTTTCTATTTGTTTTTGAACTTCTTCTTTATTATTTTTTATTGTAGTTGTATCTAAAGGATTACAGAACAAACTACAATGTCCTGTTGTAATATTAAAATCACCATAAATCCCCATAACCATTTTATCTTCAATTATAATTTTATCATTAAATTTTATTATCTTATCTAATTCCATATTCTATTTTTCACACCCCTTAGTTTTATTTTTTTCTACAGAATTTAAATGATCTTCATATTCAATTCTGTCCTTTTCAATTTGAATTCTTGTTGCTCTATCTATTGAATCTTTTATTTCATTTATAATCATCTGATGCACTGTCATTGGTAAATTTGCTTCATCTAATGTTTTTATTATTTTATCTTTAATTTCTAAAATAACTAAATTTGTACTTTTTTCAAACCCATTTTCCGTTTTTAGATTAGCCATATTTTTAAATTTCACTCCCTTTAAAAAATTATTTTAAGCATAAGTCCATTTAACTTTCTTTCCATGAACATAAACTGCATCTTCATCAAATTGCATAAAAGGTCTACCATTTGCTCCACTACTTCCATTAAAGAGGGCTACCCCATTACTACTTACTGAGATATAGTTGTTATAATTACTTCTTAATCGTATTATATTTCTTCCATCCCCATAGTCTCTAGAATCTATATCAGTTCCATTAGGGAACTCAATTACGCCACTTGTTGGCTTAATTTCAATTTTGTCTGCAATCATTCTTATAAAACTAGAATCTTTTTCAAGTCCCATTGCTATTTGTGCAGCATTAATGTTTCCATAGTCATCAACAACCATAGAAATCCTTCTATCTGTTTGATAGATGTAAGAATTGAACTCACTACCTTTTACTCTATCCATAATCTCTCTATCTGTTTGGGTTCTATAGCTATCAAATGCATTACTAGATACTTTATCAGCTATCATTTGTGCAGATTGAGTTCTCCATGAATCAAACTTATAATTTGATACTTTGTCAGCAATATCTTCAGCTGTCTGCATTCTATAAGATTCAAACTTTTCATCAGCTACTTTAGTAGCTAATGCTTTTTCGGTTTCGACTTTAAAAACTCCTATTTCTCCTGTTAACCCATCTATATAATCTGCTAATTCATCTGCTCTTTCTATTTGTTGATTTGCACGATTTGTTAAATCTTCAACTGCCTTATCTATTTCAGTTTCCAATTCATTTACCTTATCGTCTATTAAGTCACCTATTTTCTCGCCATTGCCTGTTTCTATATTATCTATATCAACTTTTATATCGGTATCTTTATCTATTTTACCCTGTATATTTCCTATATCTATTATTCCGTCTCCATTAATAATAGTTTTAAAAAAATTTTCACCTTCTGCTGTACACATTAAAGCTCCATTATTAATTCTTAATCCACGTTTCTTATTTTCGGACTCCATAGAAGTTAATCCTAATTGATTAACTATCGTTGTATTGTTTGTTCCAGCGAATATTTGTCTTTGTGATGCTTTATATGTGTTATGAAGTATTTCGTCTAAATTATTTACAGTATCTTTTAATGTATTTAATTTAGACGGTGTCTCATCTATTATTGCAGAAGTTGAAGAAGCATTATAGAGCAATTTAGAGAGTCTTTTTTCATCATCATCAATATCATTAACATTTGCTATAGTAATATTAACCATCATATTTTCATGAGTTATATCAAGCTCAACGATTTTTGCTTTCATCTTATTTATACCAAACTTATAATAATTTATGGTTATTATATCGCCAACTTTTAATTTGTCCCAATCTCGTTGTGCTTCTACAACTCTTAAAAACTGGATCATATTTAAAGTTATAACTCTTTTAGGTCGTATAAGTTTTTGAAAATATTCATTTGCAGATAAAAATAGCTCTTTTGACTCTGTTATATTATTATTTACGTATGTTTTTTCTTCTCTGAAATTTTTTAGCTCTTCAATCTCAGAAGGTGAAAAATTACTATTTTCTGATAAAATAAATTTAATACTATCTATTTGAGTTTCTATAACTTGTCTTTGTTGTTTAATAAATTTAATATCTTTTTCTCTTTGTTGTATCTGCTCAAACTTCTTAGCTTTTTCATCTAAAATAGTTTCTTTTTGACTATTAGTGGACTGAGCTATTGCTAACTTCTTTAAGATAGCATCATATTCACCATGTAAGTCTGTTAACTGCATTTCTTTTTGTGAAACAGCATTATCATAGATGTATTTCTTAGTAATTAACTCTTGTAATTTACCTTTATTTTCATTTATTTTTTTATCAAAATTTAATAAAGCCAGACATAAATTGTCTGACATATAATTTGAATGTTTAATTATATTATTATCTTTGTCAACTTCAAAAGGGTACATAAAAAAACTGTAATTAGTTAGATAGGTCTTTCCTGTAGGATTTATAGAAGAGATTTCCGTATTATCTTTACCTTGTACTTTTAATATAGTACATATTTCATCTGGATTTTCTTCTTCTTTAATATTCTCTAAATACTTATTATATTGTATTAACAATCCATTATCTTCACCGTAAGTTTCTTCATCATAAAAATTTATAATTTCATTTTCTGAGTCCCATTGTAAAATAGCATTAAATTTTTCAGCTAATGTGTAAATAGCGTCTAAGACAGATGTTTCCCCACTCATTGTGATACCACGTTTTTTAGTTTTTAAAGTTTCATCTATATGCCCTAAAGACCATGTAGTGTTATACAATACTCCTCTTTTATTATCTAATTGATTACCAATCAACACTTCTTGAATTGTGTAAGATACTGCTTCATAATTATATAATTTAGTACCTCTTAATAGATAATGTAGAGACTTTGCTTGAATTTGTTTTGATTTATTTGCACTATCTTTACTTAAATTAGATATTATATACCATTCTTTTATATTGTTATACTCAAATAATATGTAATATCTATATTTTAAAGTATCCCACATTGAATTTTTTACTATTTTATTTCTTCTCTCTATTTCAAAAGGAATATCAAAACTTAACTCATTAGTATTTCCTAATGTAATTTTATTAGAAGCATTATAAAAGTCCTTAATTCTACCTATAGACTCATTTTTGTTCTTATATAAAGTCATTTTTATTTTAGGTGGTTTTAAGTTTTTATCTATTCCATATCTTTCAAATTGATTTTCAACCAAATAAAAAACACCTCCTTATAAATTATTTTGCCTATAAGAATTTATATTTAGTTTTAAATCTTATAAAACAATTTCCCTTAATTAATAGTCTATTTTCACCATATTTTAAAACTAAATCATTACCATTATATACATCTACAATTCCTTTGTTTTTATTACTTTCAATATGTCCACTTTCACCTTCTATGTATATTTCTTCATCATTAACTAGTCCATCTCTACCACCATATAATTTCTTGCCATTATCCCAATAAGCATTTATAGCAGTTGTACTTATATTAATATTAGTTTTTTTACCTATTTCTTTATGAGTCACTGTAATTGTTTGATTCTCTAAATCCATCTTACAAAATACATTGTCTATAGTAGAATATAAAGCTTGTAAAATAGTATTTATACTTGGGTCTTTTCCTCCTTCTAAAGTTACAGCAGGGTTGTCTTTAATATCATAGAAATTACAAGAATAACAGTTAGACAATATAGGAATTATATTGTTAATGCTTCCATATTTTTTAGAAATTATATTTATAGTATTATTAGAAAAGCTAATATTCATTTTATCTTCATTTGTCTTTAACACATCTGTTATATATGCTATTAATGATTTTCCATTTGTGTCATCTAGCTCACTATAAATAGCATCCTTACCTTTCACCAAATTGGGAAATTCAAATTGGTTTATTTTATAATTTTGTCTTAATAATTTTTGAGTGTTTTCCCAATCATTTACTACTGAAGATATTTTATTTCCTTTACTACCTCTTTCTTTTGCTTTTATATTTATAATCTTTGAACTTTTATCATATTCAGCTCTTACATCATCATGTTCATATGTGCCTTTGGAATATTCGACCCAGTCTCTACCGTTACATAAAACTTATAAAAAGTTATAAATTCTATTTCCTAATTCAATGAACTCTATTTCATAATATAAAATACTACTACTTTAGTTTGTATAGTTCTCCGAAGGCTTTAATTCGTGACTAACGTATCACTACATATTTAGCTTGTAGTTTAGTTATAAGCTAAATTTCTAAGATTTAGACTAGCATTAAAATCTCTATCTATAATTTTTCCACAACACTCGCAAGTATAAATTCTTTCACTTAATGAAAGTTTGTCTTTTTTATTACCACAATTGCTACAAATTTTTGATGAAGCATACCATTTATTAGCTACAATTAACTTTATATTATTCCATTTACATTTATACTCTAATTGTCTACGTATTTCATGGAATGAACAATCTACTATTTTTTCTGATAAATATTTATTTTTCATCATTCCCTTTATATTTAAATCCTCAACAACTATATGACTAGGATTTAATTTAATTAATTTGCTTGTAGCTTGATGTATATTATTTATTCTTATATTTGATATTTTTTGGTGTTGTTTTAAAATCATTTTTTCAAGCTTTAGTAGATTACTTGACTTAGAAATTTTGGTTTTCAACATCTTTTCATATAATCTACTAGCTTTCTTTTGAAGTCTTTTAAGTTTTTTTCTTTCTTTTTTAGTATTAACTCTTTTAAATTCCATCTTATTAGAACATACCATTAATGTTTTTATTCCCATATCTATTCCTATAGGTTCTGTTTTAGGTAACATATCAGCCACATCTTCTACAACACAACCTATAGATAACCAAAATCTAATTCCATCAAATGATATTCTCGGATTTAAATATTTGCAATTTGTTGGTATTTTATTTCTTTCAGCTATATTCATCCAACCTATTGTTTCAAGCATAACTTTCTTATCAGTAAATTTAATTTTAAAAGTATCATTATAAAAACTAAATTTAGATTTTTTCTTAGATTTAAATTTTGGATATTTATTTATACCTTTAAAAAAGTTTTTATAGGCTTTGCAACAATCTTTTATGGCTTGTTTAGTTACATTACAACTTATCTCATTTAGCCACTTATATTCATTTTGCTTTTTTAATTGAGTAAATTCTTTTCTTAATTGTTTATCTGGAATAAATTTACCACCATTTTTATAGTTTTCTTTTTCCTTTGCTAATGCCCAATTATATGCGAATCTTGCACATCCAAAACTTTTAAACATTAATATTTGTTGTTCTTTGTTAGGAAATATTTGAATTTTAAAACCTTTTTCCATATGTTTTTCATCTCACTCTCTATATTTTTATTATATCACAAACTACAAGTAGTTGCAAGTAGTTGCAAGTAGTTTTTAAATATATTATAATAATTTTGAGGTGATTTTTATGAATAATAGAGGTCTTAAAAATCGTACTGCAATAAGCAATGCAGTTAATGCTAAATTATTTGAAAAACTTAAAGTTTTATCAAAAGAAACTTCAATTCCTATGTCTAAATTATTAGATAAAGCCATTGAATTAGTTCTTAAAGAATATGGAGTAGATTAAATTCTACTCTTATTTATATAAGTTTTATGATATTTACCTATAAACGCTACTTTATAGATGTCATTTTTCTCACGATAATGACCACTTGGTTTCCCAACGTGCGTAGACTATTTCTTCACCTTTTCTTGCTTTATTCAAGAGTTAAGGGCGACCCATTTCCACTACCATTATTGACTTGCAGTGTACGAGATTGCTCTCTAGTCGTTTGACCTTTTCCTGTTCGGAACTTGGCGACCAAACACCCATTGTATTAGCACTTAGGGTTTCACCATATGCCATCCTTTACGTTGTTGATAGTTTCCCACATTCATAAGACCTTATTTCATATCTTATTGTAGTGTAAAGGCTTTAGGGATTACTGGTTTTAAGGTCGTGTCCTATGCAGATTTCTCTACATACGAGGCTCTGTTATTCATCTCTCTAAAGTTATAAAAGTCAACACCTATTTATAACTTTTTATAAGTTTTGTTTAACAGTTAGTTACCTTCTTCATTTATAGCTTTTACTATGTTTTCACATGTTTCATCTAAGCTACTTCCCATCCTAATTTGATAAGGTTTTGTTAGTGGAATATCCTCCTGAATCAATAATTTTTCTCCTTGTTTTGTAAATAAAATAACATTATAATAATAATCATATCCTTTAGCATAATATTTATCATGGATTTCCCAATAATAATCTCTTACCAATTTTGCAGTTTCATATCTATCACTTCCACCTAATCTAATTGCACCATCAATATCAAATGGAATTCCGCCTTTAGCACCTTTCTCCCCTAAAATAATATCTCCATTTCTAACAATTTTTCTTAAATTTTCTTCTGATAAACCCTTTGAATCCACAAAAGAAAAACCTAATCCATTTAAAACAATCTTTGCATTTGCTAAGTCATATCCACTTCCTACAACTCTTTTCCCTTCACCATAAGAATAGAGAGGGTTGGTTTTAAATATTTTACTAGGAGTTTCTAATTCATACCAATAAGTTCCACTTTCGTGAGTTAAAATTAAACTATTGTTTTTAGTTTCACCTACATTTTTTATTCTTAATAGTTCAAAGTCAGATTGTATATAATCTTTACCTTCATATTCAACAAAAGAATCATTCTTTCTATTCTCTTGCCATTTAGTAATTAATATAATATCCCCAATTTTTGCTTCCATATTTTTATCTGTAACACCATTTCTTTGAAACATTTTATTAATATAAAACTTATTGGATGTAGAATTTATCATATCTATTTTAAAACTTCTTCCAGTTCTTTTATAGATGCTTAATTCATCACCTATATCTTGTCCTTTGATTCCTTGTGAAACAGGTTGGAACTTTCCTGTATCAGCATATCTTTCAGCAGGGATTCCTAAAAATTTTGTTAATTTGAACAGCTCAATAATCTGCTTTTCTTTATCTATTCTATTATTAACGAAATCACTTACTAAAGGTATCCTTACTCCATCAAGTGTGTTGTCTCTTTTTTCATTTATTAATAAGGTTGCATCTTTAAAATCAGAATCGGATTCAAAATAAGCATCTAATCTCCAATTTGTCCAACCTTTTAGCCCAGTATTCTTCGTAATTGCAACTCCTTCATTTGAAGATGCAGTTATTTCATATTCCCTATCTCCTACTTTAATTTTACTTCCTGCAAAATCCAAATTACTTCTAGCTATTAATCTTCCATTAGCTTGTGTGGTATAGTTTTTTAAAGATATTGGAATATGTCCATTTTTTGCTTCGTATACATCATCGAAATCGAATTCATAGGTGTTATTACCAATGGAAATATTATCACTATCTTCAATGGGTGTGTTATTAAAAACTAATTTCGCTTGTGCAGGGTTAGCATCTGCACTTACATCCACTTTTATATTACTTTTATCTAGCTTTTTCCAATGACTTTTATTCCATTCTTCATCTTCATTTGTTTTAATACATTGGTATAAAATCCCACTTTTATTAACTATTGTTCCATCTATATATTTAAATCCTTGCGTCCATTGTTTAACATTTTCATTTACAATTCCATCACCTGTATCGAATTCAAATATCTTATCACCTATCGTTACGATTTCGCTATCAAATACTGTTCCTGTAAATTTTAATATACCTTTACCACTAGAGCCATTACAAAAACTTGTAACTTCTCCACTATTACTTCTATTTGTTATTTCTAAGCTACCATCACTTATTTTTTTAATCCAAATATCTGGTTTTATATCTATATCCCCATAATTTGGTATTATTATTTCTGTTCCATCCTCATTGTTTTCACTTAAATCATACGTTTCACTCAAATATTCTCTACTATAGGCATGATAAGTATTACATCTCATAGTTATGTCTAAATATCCTTGTTCTAGCCCAAAATGTGTCATTTCAACATCATCAACAGGCATAGCATAATAAATCTTTTCAGGGTCTTCAGAAAAATATAATGGCTGATAATTATCTTGATGTAACCATCTAGCCACTTCTCTAATTAATTCTTTATTCCATTTTTCTGTGAAACAAAATTGTAATTTAAGTTGTAATGGATTTCTTTCTATTCCTTGAAAATAAGGCTTATCAGCCTCTATAGTATTTATTTCTTTTATTTTCTTATTAGCTAAAAAATTTTCTTTTAATTCTGCATTATCTACAGAACCATTTATAATATTAAATTCTAAACTATCTCTACCTGCATAATTGAAATATAAACTGCTCTTTATCAAAAACCATCACCTCTCTTTAAAAAGAAAAGGATACAATTAAAATTGTATCCTTAATACTTTCCTCTATTTCTAAGAGTATTTATTATTTTAGTAGCAAAACCTTGAGCTTCATTTTCTGTTCCATACATTTTATCAATATGAAAATTTATTTCAATATTATTATTGTTACTAGTTGCCATTGCGGGTTGTAGATTTCTATTCATTCCATACCCAAAATTATTTATAGGTAAGGTATTAACAAAATTATATAATTTCTTACCTTGTTCTGCGTTAAATATAGTCTCTACTGCATTAGGATTCCCATGAAGCATAGCTTTTCCTGTAAAATCTGCAACTCCACCTTTATCATAATAACCTTTAATATCGCTCATGGTATTTGCATAATTAGCTATCTCACTCTCAGTCTGATATCTATCTTTACCAAATAACCATCTCGCTTGACTATTATAAATTTGCTCCTTACCATCCATAGTGCCACCAACAACAATGTCATTCGCTGTTAATTGAACATCCCTAACAGAATTAGTATCTACAAATTGATAACCTAATTTAGTTAGATATTTCTTAGCTGCTTTCAAATCATAACCAGTTCCATATACTTTTCCATATTTAGACTTAGGAACATAATTAGCTTTATTCATAGCATTTAAATCGATTAATGCTTTATTTCTTATTTGATTATATGTATCATTTCTATCATTTCCACCTAATCTAGTAACACCGTCTACCTGAACCTCCCATGACTAAAGTCACGGAGTTCTTGGTCAATAACACTAATGTGTTAAGTATCACCAAGCTATCCCCATAGTTCCTACGGTTCTTATATATATTATTTTTATTCTTATATCTTATTTACACACTTACATACTTACTACTTTTTTATTATTAATTATTCTTAAACCTTCATTTAAAATATTAATACTAGCATTATAATCTCTATCTATTACTAAACCACATTTCTCACAGATATATGCCCTTACTCCTAAGTCTTTAGTTTGTTGTGATTGATTGCCACAATCGCTACATAATTGACTAGATGGATAAAATCTATCTATTTGTTGATATATTTTACCGTACCATTTTGTTTTATATTCTAATTCTCTATTAAACTCAAAGAAACTTGCATCTGCTATACTTTTAGCTAACTTATGATTTTGTAATATTCCACTTGTATTCAAATCTTCCATGCAAATAATATCATAGTTATTAATAAAATCTGTAGTTAGTTTCTGAAGAAAATCTATTCTACAATTATAAATTTTTTTATGATATTTATTTACTTTCAATCTTTGTTTATTTCTATTATTGCTACCTTTTTTACGTTTACTAAGTTTTCTTTGAGCTTTTATTAATTTATCTTCATATCTTCTATAATATTTAGGATTAGAAATAACTTTATTATCACTTGTAGTTGCAAACTCTTTTATTCCTAAATCTATTCCAACTACTAAACCTGTTTTCTCTTTATTTTCTTGTGGTACATCTACACAACACAAACTAATATAATATTTACCATCTGTATCTCTTGATAAAGTAGAACTAACTATTCTACCTTGATATTGTCTTGAATAAGCTATTTTTACTTGTTTTAATTTAGGTAATTTAATTTTACAATTTTGCTTCTTATATTTACCTGTAGATGTGTATTTTATTTCTTTTTCTAATACTTCTATATTATTATTTGTATAATTGATTTTAATAGATTGATAATTACTTTTATATGATTTAAACTTAGGAAAACCACATTCTTTCTTAAAGAATTTTAAAAATGTTTCATATTGATTTTTTAGAGTATTTTGCAATACAGATTTTTCACATTGTTTAAGCCATATATTTTTCTTTTTAAGTAGTGTTAATAATCTTGACATTTTAGCAAAATTTAATACTGATTTATGATGTTTTAATCTATGTTTATTAATATTTAAAAAATAATTCCAAACATATCTTTTAGCATTAAAACTCAATTCTATTTGATTTATTTGAGTTTTATTGGGATAAATTCTATATTTAAATCCTTTTGCTATTGTATTCTTTTCAATATTTGTAGAAGTCATTTATTAACACCTCATTTTAAGACTTATATTTGCTTTTCTAAATATAATATATCATATTCTAAATTTAATGTCAACATATTTTGTTTAGGTTTATAAATATTATATATTGACTTATAAAATATATATGATACAATCTAAATAAAAGGAGTGATTTAAATGATTAGTTATAAACCATTATTTAGATTATTATTAGAAAGAGATATGTCCAAAACTCAACTTCGTGAAGCAGTTGGTTTCAGCACAGCTACATTAGCAAAAATGTCTAAAAATGAATATATTTCCATGGAAACACTTGAAAATATTTGTGTGTATCTTAATTGTAACATTGAAAATGTTATTGAATTCATACCTAAATAATTTAAATAATATATATAAGAACCGTAGGTTCTTTAATCATGTTTGAGGTATCGTTCACATAGGTTCGCTACTACCTATGCAGTTCTCTTATGAACTTCTCATACTTTCGTATGACGCACAGACTATATCTTATCCCTCATCATTACATGTTAGGGTCTACCCACTTCGGTACGCTTGTACCTACTTCCCTCAAGAGGAATAGTCGTTGAAGTTTCCTCTGTTCGAGGCTTACCTGCTGATTGCCCATTGTTTTAGTGTTTAGGATTTAACCTTGCACTATCCAATTAATTTTTTCTACTTTCGTAACTTTCACACTTAGACTTATTTCATTCTTATGTTGTAGTTTAATTAGCTTTAGGGCTTCCCAGCAATTCAAGTAGTGTTGGGTATTGTGACTAATACCACTACATACAGATTTCTCTATATGCTAACTGTTTGCCAACTAACTCATGGCTGAAGTCACGAGTATGCGTTGGCAAGTCAATCAAAGTTTACTCCACCTTTTGCACCTTTGCCACCTACAATAATATCATTTGGATTAAAATTAATATCTTTAGAATTTATTTTTGATGTATCTACAAATTCATATCCTAAAGGACTAAGCCATGCTATAGCATTTTTTAAATCTTGTCCTGTACCATATACAATTCCGCCAACAGGCTTAATTCTTCCACTTTGAATATCTGAATATAATTGTATGATTCCTGCGGTATCATATCTATTTTTCCCACCTAGTCTTATAGCACCATTTAAATCTTGTCTGTCAACACCATTAATAGCACCAGTATCTCCTACAACTATATCATCTTTCCCAAAATGTAATTTGTTTTTGTCTACAAGGCTTGTATCTATATAGTTATATCCTAAAGAACCTAATATCTTTCGAGCATTGGCTAAATCCGCCCCTGTCCCATATACATTTTTAGTTTTATTTTCTTCAAGTATTTTATCAGGGTCTTGTTTCTCTATTCCATTTACTAAGTCTTGTGCTGCTTTTAATTGTTCTAATAATTCTTTTTTTATTTTGTCTCCTAGTGAAGTTAACCCTTTTCCAAATAAATCCTCAAATTGTAATAGAGCATTTTGGATTCCAATTCTCTTACCATCAATCCATTCAATATAGCCTTCAGTTAGTGCTTTTCTTGCATCTAAATTTAGATAAACATTATCTAATCTTGTGTCGATATCACGTTTTTTCTTTTCTATTTCTTTTTTCTTTTCTTCTTTCTGTTTTGTTAGGGCTTCTTTCTTTAATTCATTATTGTGCTTCATCTGTAGATCAGTCTTTTTCTTCATTTCCTCTTGTAATTGTTTTTCGTACTCTAGCCTTCTAGCTATGCCTTCTTCGCTATCATCTGTTGATAATTTGGCTATCTTTTCTTGTAATTCCGCTATAGTTTTTAACTGCTCGCTTTTCTGTTCATTATAACTATTTCGTTTTTCTGCATCATCTATTTTCTTTAACTCAGCATCTATAGATTCCTCGAAATGTTTTAAAACTTTATCTAATTGTTCTTTCGCTAATTCAGCAGTTTTAGTTAAGACTTCTCTTAGTTTATCTTCTATAGTGGACTTCATTTCAGACATTTTGTCTTTGATATCTTCTAGCTCTTTTTTATGCTTTTCTAGTTCAGTATTAGCTTTATCTAATTCAGCAGTATACTCTCTAACTTTATCTAACAAGAAATCTTTGCCATATTTATATGCTATATCATTAGTTTCTCGAATTAACTCAGTCATTCTTCTAATATTTTCTTCGTCTTGTTCTACTAGTTGCTTCTTTAATATCATTATTTGCTTGATATTTTTTTCTTCATGTAAACTAAGTCTATCTAGTTCATTTGAAATCATTTCTATATTTTCTTTATAAATCTGCTGGATGGCTTCCCATTTAGCAGTGACTAATTCTAAACTCACATCTTTGATAGTTTTAGTTACATTAAGCATTTCTGTCCCTATGTCTGAATATTTTTCGCTTAACATATGAATAGTAGTTTCATCATAAATGCCTGATTTCATTTCTTTTTCAATAAATTCTCTTTCTTTTCTTAAAGTATCTAACTTTTTAACAGTATAATCATCTATCTTAGATAAATAGTTAATATAATTAATATCATTTTTATTTTGCAAATCGACATCTGTTCTTAATTGAGTAATTGTCCTATCAATAGATTTAACTTTGTCATCAAATTCTCCTAAACGTGATTCTAATTTTTCAATATTTATTTTATTTAAATTTTCCATTAGTTCAGCATTTTTCTTTTCCATATCCATTGATTTGCCAATTAAATCCATTTGCTCGTCTATTACTGAATGGATTGATGATTCCGATCCACCAAACCCTTTCATGTACTTTTTAACTTTAGGAATATAGTCTTTTGTCTCCTTATAAGGAGGAACTCCTCCAAATTTTTCTACAGCTCCTACCCCTGCATTATATCCAGCTAATACTAAATCTAAATTACCATTATATTTTTTTATTAAATTAGCTAATTCCCTTGTGCCACCCATAATATTTTGTTTTGGATCATATGGGTTTCCAACACCTAATTCTCTAGCTGTTGCAGGCATAAGTTGCATTAGACCGATTGCTCCTGAACCACTTACATCATTAGGATTAAAATTTGACTCGGCTTTTATTACAGCTGCAATTAAAGCAGCAGAAACGCCATATTTTGCAGCAGCTTCATTAATATAATTGGAATACTCACCAGTATAATTAGATGCTGAGACTCTATTGTACCCACCACTTCCACTTACATATCTTCTAGCAGTTGCATAATCACTTCTACTATTTAAACTAGAAACTTTTATAACATCACCTGTTTTTGGAGCATGTATATATTGTCCATTCCCCATATAAATGCCTACATGATGAGGTGCTGATGGACTACCAAAAAATACAGCATCTCCTACTTGCAATTGATTTTTTGAAACAGGAGTACCTTGTTTTACTTGGTCATATGTCGTTCTGTTCAAAGAAACTCCTACTTGCTTATATACATATTGAACCAATCCAGAACAGTCAAAGTTTTCACTAGGTGTACTACCACCCCACTTATAAGGTCTTCCTAGATACTGTTGTGCATTTTTTACAACTTGTTCTCCAATACTACTACTCATACCACTAGTATATGCACTACTAACAGCCCCAAGTGAACCAGCTAATTCTTTATTAGTAGCTATTTGTTGTTTGTTTAAGGCTATTTCTTGTTTAATTAAATTTGCCTTCTCGTCTAATTTTTTTCTATATGCATCACTATTCTTATACAATCTTCCCAAACTTATATCATTTTTAGTCATTTGTAACTCTAATGATTTCAAAGCTAACTCATATTGTTTTACAGCTTCTTTAGCTTTATTAACAGCTTCACGATTTTTGTCAATTTCACCCGTATTTTCTTTTAACGCATCTGTACTTTTCTTTTCCTTTTCTGGATCTACAGGATTAAAGTCTGGAGTTTCACTAATATTCATTGAACTCGGTTGTTTAAAAATGCTATCTAGTCTCGCCATTTGTTCTTCTAACTCCACACTTTCATCTTTCAACATATCTATTTGTCTTCGAACAGGATTCATTCCTGTAATCTTTGCAGATGGAAGAACTTTATCAATAGCATCTGCTAATGGCTCTCTCTTTCTCATTTCCTCATGTAGAAAAAGTATTCTTTTCCTAGCTTCTTCATATGATATCTTAGTCATTCCTCTTTGTATTTGAGCGTGTTCTTTTGCTGCTTCTAATTTTGCCTTAGTAAGTTCTTCAACAGTCATTCCTTCGGTTTTAAGCATTTTTACTTCATCATTTAACAAACCTGTATTTTCAATTATTACATTACCTTCTTTATCTTTTGTCAAAATTAAACCTTTTACATTATCATTTAACTTTTCAGAAACGTTACTTAATTCCTTTTCTTCGGTTTTACTTTTATTTTTAATTGAACTTAATCTATTATATTCATCATATAGCCCAGCGATATAATCTTTCTCTTTTAATTCATATTCAGCAGTTTCTTTTATTGCATCTGCTACATCTGAATTGACAATTTGATTTTTTGCTTTTGCTATGTCGATTATTTTACCAGTTGTTTCATTTAGTGTTAAATTACTACTTTTAATTGATTTTTGTAATTCTTGAATTCGAATTTCGGTTTCTTTTAAATCAGCATTATTTTCTCCACTCATACCTGTCATATGAGGAGTATTTTTCATTGCCTTTTTTAATTCATCTCTTCTTTTCATTAAAGCTTGCAATTCATCTTGAGCTTTTTGAGGGTCTTCTATTGCGTTTTTTATTTCTTCCTTGTTATTCTCTCTCATTGCTTTAGTCAAATCTTCATAGCTTTTCTTTAATTTTTTATTTTCTTCTCTTAAATCTTTCTGATGTTTTATATGTTTAACTATTGCAGCAGTTGCTACACCTATAGTAACTGCAATACCTGCAAACATTAATCCTGTTGGAGATGTTATTAAAGCATTAAAAGAACTTATAGTTCCAAAAAGAGATTTAAAAGCACCTTTAAGAGATTCAACAACCCCTACTCCACTAGTCATTTTACCAAACAAACTTCCCCAAAGAACATCTATAAATTTTAAATCTTTACCTGATTTTATGATATCTATCATATACTTAAAATGTTTACCTATTAATATAATTGTTGGTAATAACACTAGTAAACTTACTTTTGTTCCTCTGCTTGAATGAATTAAGGCATCTAATACTCCTACCAATTTTGTTCCTGTTTGAAGAATTATTTTTAAGGCATCGCTAGAAATTAAAGATTGATATAGCTCTTCCCAAGCATGTTTAAGGTTCTTAACTTTCGCTTCAACAGATTCAGCATAATCTTCATTATATTTTCTTTTTGAATTTCCTGCTGCCTTATTTACCTCTTTTTGAAGTTTATTCACTTGTTCTAAATTATCCATCAGCACTAAGAAATTTTCCCTTTGGTGAGTCAAGCTGTTACTTTCACTTATAAAATATAAGCTACTGACCACAACAAATTATTTTGTTATGGCGAGATATTCGTTAAAATATCTTCTCTATGTTTTCCATAGATGTTCAGATTATACCTTATAGGCTTATTTATAAAAACAGTTCCTATTGCTATTATAATCGTTGAACCTTCATCATATATAATTAAATTATACTTAGATGCTTGGCTGCGTTTGGTTGCCCAATTTTTATATTTTTTACCATACCTAAGCCGTTATACTTAGCCATTATATATGTTTCCATAATAACTTGGTATATAAAACTCTAAGGACTTCCCCGTCAATTTAAGCATTTTTAAATATACATTACTGCATACTCAGGCACACATTTTACCTGCTAAACTTTTAGCTATATCTGATTTTTGTAAGTCATTGAATTCTTTCCACTTTGGCTTTAACTCCTCAACAACTTGTGAGAATTCTTTAAAATGATACTTATCTTTTCTTAGTGCAACTCCTACTTTATCCAATGACTTTTCCACATTAGATATAGTTACACCATCATCAACGTTGATATTTTGTTTAATGTCTTGGAATCTTGCGAAAATTGTTTTAAAGCTTTCTCCTATAGATTCCGCAGATTTTCTTGTTGTTGCCGAAACTGTAGCCACATAAGATGCCAATGTCTCAAAGCTTACTCCTGCCATTTGTGCTGAAGATGCTGTTCTCATCATAGAGCTTGCAACTTCTTGGAATGAAGTAGCAGAAGCATTATCCAATGTTGAAATAGTGTCAATAACGTGCATCACAACTTCTTCATAACTTTTACCATCTTTCTGTGCTTGTTCAGTCATGTTACTAAAACCATTTGTTATAGCAATTAATTGTTCCGAAACCGCTTCAGTAGTTTGACCAGATATCGCTCCACCTATAGTTGAAGCCGCCAACAATCCTTTTGTCTCTTCTATGCTTCTACCAGCTCTAAGAAACTCTTCTGCACCCATTAATTATTTATAAATTAATCAATAGACTATATCATGCTTATTAGGTTAAGTCCTCGCACTTCCACCCACAGAATTTCGCTATGGATGTACTAACAGTGTTAATTCACTCTACTTCCTTATTCACATAAACAACCCTAATTACATTTATGTTATGGTTTCGATAGTCGTTTAACGATTATATATTTAAAAATAAATATAATTTCGCACAGGATTAGATTTCTCTTCCCCTGTTAGCCTATTCATTAACAAATTATTTCCCATTTGACCTTAACGTTGAATAGACACCCTAGATTTCTAGGTTCACGAGGTTTTACATGGGCAGTGTGCTTTGTCCACCCATCATTTCTAATGTAGTAGTATGTAATTGACCAGCCAATTTACTATATTCCCCTGTTAAATCAGCAACTTCTTTTTTATTCATATCAGCTATCATAGCAATATTAGTTTGAGCCTTATCTAAATTAGATATAAACCCAATACCATCTTTGACTTTGTGGATAGCTTCCATCCAAGCTGTAGTAGCTCCTATCCAAATGGGAAACTTTGTCATTGCCTCACCAATAGAAGCTAATATACCTCCATTTCCCTTTTTACCACCACTGTTTACAGAGCTCTCTAATTTATCAAATTCATTTTTTATAACTTTCAATTGTCTAGCGTATTCTTCAGGTTCTTTTGAACGTGCTAATTTAGCCATTTCTTCTCTTAATTTTTTCAAGTCAGCTTCTTTAATTAAATCTTTATATGTTTTTTTTAATTTATTTATTTTATTTTCATACCCTTGTATGGCTATAGGAGCTTCTTTCATTATTTTTTCTTTTTTCTTCATTTCAGTGTTATTTTCTTTAATTGTTTTATTTTCTAAATTCATCTTGTTAATTAAAATATCAAGATTGGTTTTTAAACTTTTGGTCATAGATTCCCCTGAAGCTTTAGTTTTATCAATTATTGTTTGTTTT